CATCCAGTGTGATTCCGGTCGTACCCGTCACGTCGATGATCGTGTAGTACGGATTCACAGCTTGGCTACTGCTGGTGCTGACACCGAACGAGACAAATTGCCCAACACGAGGAGCCACGGAGAAACCACTCACCGTGATTTCCTTCGCATAGTTGGCGGCATAACCACCACTGTTGTTGACGGCACCGGGCACGTACCGCGTCAACACGGCATCGTTCAGAACCGGATAACGAAGTCCGGGCCAGAACGTCACTTCGGTCGGCGTGGCACCACCAGTCGAGCTGATGATACGTTGCGGCGTCATGTCGCNNCCCGTTACGCAGTGCCTGATCCGTTCCGGATTTCTCGGCAGAGTGGAAGGCTTCCAGTTTCAGATAATCGGTTTCGGTGGACGGCGTGAAAATCATGTTACGTCCATTGACGTAAGCCTTGTTGTCGTTCATGATTTGACGGACGTCAAGCCAGTGATCGACAGTGCCGGCCGTACCAAGCTTACCGGCGCAATTCGCCAAGAATTGCGGGTATTGGCCAAGAACGATTTGGTCGATGAAACGAGCTTGAGCCAGCATGGCCGGCATCATATACTCTTCGACCAGTCCCTTGAAGGACTTCGATTCTTCGCCGTCACGGATTAAGAACGCGACGTGAACGTGTTGGTCCAGTTTCACCTGGACATTGGTCGACGTCGCATCCTGATCCGTGACATCATCGGTGTTGGTCTTACGTTTCGCCGTGAACTCACCCGGACGACGCGTATGGACAGTGTCGCCGTAGCTGGCGACTTCATTCTGGAAATCACGGTGAACCAGATTGGCGGCCACCATGTTTTCTTCGAGAATCGCCAAGGACTCGTTGGCCCACAGTTCCGGGATGTACGGATCAATGTCGTTGTCGTAGACAAGGATGAACAAATTCATCACCAATTTCCTTCTCGTTTGCGTTTCGCACGTTGCTCACGGTACTCTGCTGGCGACAACTTAGCCATGTCAGTTTTATTGACTTTGCTAGATGTTGTCGTACCGCCGAGACCGCCAACCATATTCGACTTGAAAAGATACGCGAAACGATCGGTATCTTTCATCCTCTTGATAGTTTCACTGACGGTAAGGTCAAGAGTAATTTCCTTGCCGTCTTTGTCAACATCCCGAAACTTTACTTTCGGTTGGAATTGGCCAGTGCCGCGACCTTCGTCATCCAGAATTTCATTGTNNATTTCATTGAGCGTTGTATTCGGACCGATCAACGCGATCAAGTCTTCCGGATTGAAAGCTTCAGCTTGGCTCGCCTCACTGATAATCGCCACGCGGATATTGCTATTCACGAAGCGATTCTGCCAAAGATCACGTTCAGACGTGAGTAACTGAACGGTCTCACTGTGTTTTCTTTCGAGCTTTTCGCGCTCGCGCTTTGTTTGTTCCTCTTTGGTCAAAAGACTTGATTTGTATTCTTCGATTTGTGATTCAAGCTTTTCGCGTTCTTTGGCTGATAAGTTTTGATTTGCGCGGAGTTTTTCGAGTTCATCGATTACTTTCCGTGTTCTCTCCTCATGCTTTTTGCGGTCTTCCTTGAGAAAGCGATTAACATCCTCCTGGGTGAAGACCTTCGTTTTGTCATCATTGTTTTGTTGACCGTCGGGAATCGGTGGATCTTGATTCTCTGTGCCTTCTCCCTCCCCTTCGTAACAAATACGGAACGTCTTAAGAAAGTTGTTAAGCATTGCTGGCCTCTACACCCTACAAATGTTGACACTATTGTGGTCCCTTAGATAAGGTTGCAAATATGTCCAAGCCCGAAAGCTTAAAATACCTGCTTTAACATTATCTGGAACGAAGTTGCGGTTGTAGGTTGTCCGCGTACTCACAATACCCTCAGACACTACGCTGAGGTTAATTTGTTCTCTTTGATGTTCAGCACCGTCAAGTAACTCGTAGGCTTCTTCGTAACATGCGATCTTGATGTTTGCTGGCACGTTAGCCGTACCACGTGGAAATTCTAAGCATTGTGATTCACTTGCTTTGGTTCCTTTGAAATTCAAACGATCAATGGCTCGTGTTGCCATCAATAATGCTTTACGCTTATCACTTCGATTAGCACACTCCCAAACATCTGAATTTAATCGCGAACAGAAATAGATGTCAGCATCATCGATTGTTCCATAATGTTCGATTATTGTTTCGTAGCAATAGTGAACATCTTGCCCAAACAAAATCGAATTTGTCACGGTAGCAAGTATGTCAGCCATCGCCTTCACCCCGTGTTTTGTCCCTGACAACGTCATCAGTTGTCGTATCTCGACTTATTTTCTTTTCCTCAGCAGCTTCTTGTCTTGGATTTTCAGATAGATCATTTACGCCTCTCGCACCCATACCTTTCGTTTGATACGCTGCGATTCTTGCTAATCTTTCCGCATGATCTTGTTTCGCTTTCGCGACCTCACCGGCAGGATAACCGCGGAGGTTACTCGCCGACTCCAACGAAACTAATCCTAATTCGAGGTCAATCTTGATTGTATCTGGATCTGAACACATGCTAGCTGCTTCGTCGATTTCCTTTTCGATGGCTAAAAGATCTGCATGTTTGATTTTTGTTCCTAGTAAAATGTTGACGGCACGTTTGGCAATTGCTTTCTGATATAATCTTGATGGAATCTGTTCCATGACGTCCAACAGATCTTTTGCTTCTTGTTTTCGTTGCTCGTCGGATATCAGACTGTAATTTTGTGGGTAGTTAATTGTTGCAATGTCTTTGCTGCGTTCATACATTGACCAGTATTCTGCAATTTTACGTTCCGCAGCTTCCATCGCGAAGCCAATATAACTTAATCCACTTTCCAAAGTCTGGACGTCTTGTTTCTTGCTTTCCGCCGATGCTGATTTCGGTCCTTTCAGATTAGCGATCGACAATTTCAGTAATTGTCGAATTTCAGCTTTCATCTGTTCCTGTTTTTCCATCGACACCCGTAAAGGTTCAGCTGATGGATTAATGAAACCGGGACGCTCTGCACCGAGCGGATATGTTCGACCTTTTGTTGGTCCAACATCTATTGTTCTTTCCGTATCCGTTCCATCACCATCTTCGCGTAAGTGCGGGCTACTTGAACGCGGATCACGTTGTTCAGTATAGAACGGAAAATTGTTTTTCATGCTATTCAAATCTGTCGAAGCCAGATTCAATAATGCAATTTGGTATTTCGCGACGTCTGTCATCAGACTTTCACTGATCGTTAGCATGATAAAAGGTATACGATCAATATCAAGACGGACAATGTCAGTATCCTTCTTTTCGTCAGTATACTGCTTGACATAGATTTTCCCATCGTCGTCACGCCAAATTTTCCGGTACTGTGTTTTCGTTTGTATCGGAAATAGTTTTTCGTCGTCGTAATCGTAAAACGTATCTACGAGCAGAACAGATCGAAATTCATTATTGTTTGCACTATTGTCCGGCACCCAATTCATGATCTGTTCGCAGTTATATTTGTAAATGTATGGGCGTATGGAACGATTATCTGCCAAACTGTCACCAAGTAAAGCTGGCATATCAACATAGATACCGACACGACCCATTACCAGAAGCTCAGGTAATACCTCAAATCCCATGAAGTAATCTAATGAGCTACCTTCCTTGTCGATACCACCGTTCAAACTCGTTAAAGCATCACGGTATGTCTTCGTCCCACCTGCCCGTGTGATATCCGCCATGCGTTGGTAGATAGCGTCACGTATTTCGTTGATTCCGACTTTCGCAAAAGCTGGACAGTACGTCAGTTTCTTCCGTGTCAAGAAATCTTCTGTCGTTTCGCGGGTACTGACACGTTCTAAATAACGATCAATGAATGATTCACCGCCCTCGTAAGCGAGCCGCCAACGCTCCCAATCATCTGTATTAATCGACGGGTGGTAGATCATAAGATATCTCCAATGATGTTGGTGTTAGTGTAAAGCGACACTGCAAACGGTAAAGCTATCTCGCTATAGTTCCGTGCGTGTGCGAAGTGATCGTCTTTCTCACTTTTCACGTAACGTCCAACTGGATTACCCTCACTGTCTTTCTCGTAACGCCGCACCAACGATTTCAAATTTTGTTTGTACTCTTCGTGCGTATCAATCGGCAAATCAATGTTGCCAGTGCGAAAACGACCAAGCGATAAGTCAAGCCACGATGTCCGATCAACTGTTAAGGACGGTTCGACAACGTCTTTACTTATGTTGATTTGTTTGCCTTGGATTCCACGACCATAAAAACATAATCGAACGTGTCCCCAGAATTTCGTTGCGAACTCATAGGCTTTACGTCGTTCTGGATTAGCGTCAACAACACAAAACTGTATGCGGTACTCCCGCATCTTGTGTTCAAGCTCATCGAAAGTTTGTACTTTCCCCATTTCGACAATTCGTGGTCTTGACAAGAGATTAATATCTGTGCTAGTATCTTTCGGGATTATCCATTCAGCGATTTCGTAATGTAACCACTTACCGACGTCGATACCCATTGTACGGATTCGACCTTCATGCTTATCACCTTGTCGATATGATCGTAAGCAATTACTAATCATTGTGTCGGTAATCTGGGCACCATCAACAGTATGTGCTAATCCCAGTTTCGAGTTGTAAAATTCCTGCTCATCAGCCGGATTATACAATGATCTCACATAAGATTTCGCCAAATCAACCGGCGTCACTGTCGATGAGTACAATTGATTAATGTAGAATCCACGTATTTCACGATCGGCGTGTGCCGGAACCCAAATTCCAGATTCTAACCACTGATACTTGGTTTTGTGTTCTAATTTACCGTTACACTCTTTGCATTTCAGATAACTGTCTTTGATACTGACATCATCAAGATTTTCGGCCGTGATTTCCATG